CTGTTTCAGCTAACGGTATATCAGCTTTAACCTCTTGTTTGGATTGTACTTTAGATTGCTTAACTTTGGCAACAGGATCAATCTTGTCCTTAAATGCCTGTTTGCGTGAAGCGTTTGCTTCTTTGGTAGCTTGCTCTAGTTTGCGCTGCCTTTCAGCTATTTTTGCAGATAACTTGCGTAAGCGTCTTAAATCATCTTCTGTCCAAGTAGCGTCATCACCACCCCCCAAAGGGAGTGGCTGCTGAGTTTGTATTTGGAAAGCGTTGTTTTGAAACGCATTAGCCTGAAAAGCAGTTGCAAACATTACTGGACTACTTCGGCAGGTGCGGTAAGGGATTCAGAAAGCATTTTGATAAAGGCTTCACGCCCTACTTGCAGTTGTTCCATGTTGAATTGCATAGAACCTAGCTTTTTATCAAGGTCAGAAAGGTGGTTAATCATTACCTTTTGCTGGTCTGTCATGCTTTCAATTTCGTATTCCACATCATTTAAAACAATAAACGGGGCTTTTTCATTTTTTCCCATTATTTTCTCCAAGTTGTACTACGGTTGATTAAATCGGTGCTGGTAATGTAACAGCCCAAGGTACTCCAGCTTCTTGTACTGGATTCTTTTGCGCTTCAATCTGTGCGGCAAGACCAGCTTCTACTGTGTCCTTGCCAAGCGATTCTTGCACCCAGCCAACAACTTCAGCTTCAGTTAAGTCTGCGTAAGGGATATATTGCTTACCTTGTTGCTCTGTATAACCTACTGTGCCGTAAGTAGAAGCAGTAAATTCACCATCAACAGCGTTTACTGTGTAATGTACTGTGACTACAAAGCCATCAGTAGTAAGTCTGTCCATCTGTATTACATTCCATTGGTAGTTCATTTTATTTTCCTTCTAACGCATTTAAGCGTGTGGTTAAGTTTTCAATAAGGGTTTGTTGTTCTTGAACTAAGGCATACAATTCTTGAACCGATTTAATTAAAATTGGTTGCAAAACACTACCCAAAATAACTTTATTAGTTGGGCCACCTTTTTTTACAGGAATTGAATCTTGTACTAAATTTGGGAAAACTTCAGCAACTTCTTGTGCAATAAAACCTAATTCTGTTGGAGATTCATCTGAATTTGCTTTCCATTGATACTTAACAACACGCAATTTAGCTAAATCATCAAGGTAACCATCACGAGTTGTAACAATGTTTTTCTTTAAATTAGCATCTGAAACATAAGATGTTGTTCCATTTGCATATAAAAACCAAGTATTTACTCCTGCTGTTTGACCAGCAAAATGGGCGCAATTAGTATTAAAAGCTGTTGAAGGTACAGCAGAATAAATGTTTATAAGCCCTGTTGTTGCTGTATTTGTTGATTGAAACCAACCTGTAATTGTTCCTGTAGATACAACACTTAACCTTTCACCAGCTACAACTCCAGTAGTACCCATTAGTATTTGACCACTAGCGTTAATACGCATCCGTTCTGTTCTGTTAGTACCCATCAACATAGCATTATTAGCATGGTCGTAAATTAAGTACCCTTGGTCGTAAACTCCTGAACCGCCATCCCCAAATTTCAAAGCAGAAAGTGTGCTAGATGTAGAAGAAACAATGGTAATGTTATGTGTAGCAGATGTGCTACCAACGGCTAAACCAGTACCAAATGTTCCCGTTTCTAAAGCAGTTGCAGGTGCAGAATTTAATATACCTACATTACCGCTACCATCAATAGTTGCATAAGTTACTGGTGTACCTGATGCAGTGCTTAATCCTTGAAACTGAAATCCAGTATATGTTCCACTAGCTTGGTTATCAGAAATAAAGGTTGCAGTACCTGTTGAGTTCAACATTCTTGCGTATTGTGCTGCACCACTTCGTTGCGATTGAATTGAACCTACGACATGAAGCGGTGTTAATGGACTACTAGTACCAATACCTACATCACCTGCGCTAGTAATACGCATCCGTTCTGTTGAGTTGACAAGAAAAGCTAATGGGTTAGTTGGTGAAGAAATGTATGATTCGCTGTTATTAGCGTTTAAAAATAAACGAGTTGTATTTGCTGTTTGAATTTCTAGGCCAGGAAAATTGCCAGCCGTAGCGTTGTTAATAGCTAAACCACTAGAAACAGTATTAGTAGAAGTTCCAGCAGGCCCAATCCCCACATTACCACTAGCATTAATCCTCATTGCTTCTACGCCACCTTCTGTAAAGGCAATAGTGTCGGCTGCTGGGAAATAAATACCTGTGTTGGTATCGCCTGTAGTAGTAATAGCTGGGGCTGATACTGTACCTGCGCCAAAAGTAGCTACACCGCTAACAGATATATTTGTAAAAGAACCGTCAGCACCACCGCCTAATAACTGTACTGGGGTTGTTGCAGCATTACCTACCCATACCTTTTTGTCGGTAATGTTTACGGCAAGTTCACCCTGCTGTAATGTAGTCGGCACTACCGTAGTAGTAACGCTGTTTTTAGTCTTTAATATTGTTGGCATAATGATTCCTTAGAAAGTTCCACCGTCTATTGTTCCTGTGATTTTACTACCAGCAAGGCTTGTTATCCAAGTGGGATCGGCATAACTTCCTGTCGTAACTACTCCGTTTGTAACCGTTGCTGCATTGCCGCCAATAGATAAACTTGCGGCTGTACCAGTTAAACCTGTGCCAGCACCAGTAAATTGGGTGTTTGCTGTAATGGTTGTACCAGTAATGGCTAAAGGCGTTGTGCCGCCAATAACCATGTTATTCATTGTTCCAGCCGTAGCTGGGTTAATTCGCACAGTTCCCGTACCAGTAGGGCTTAAATCAACTTGTGCGTTAGCAGGGTTAATGTTTATAGCTACATCAACGCTTATATTGTTGCCACCGCCACCGCCCCATTGAAGCTGTGCCGTTCCGCTTGAATTTCTTAATGAACCGCCAGCAGAATTTAACGCATCAAAATGTGGGCTTACTACCTTACCTTCTGCTTGTAAATTACGGCTAAAAAAACCATCACGCCAGTTTCTACCGCTTGTTCCAATGTCTTTGGCAGCATCCGTATTTGGTTCTAAATCCGTAGTAATTCTTGCATTTACTTCTAGCGTATCGGTATTAGATGAACCTAATGTAGCGTTATTGTTTACGGTCAGGCTTTCAGCGGTCAGGGCATTTACCCCTGTAACGCTGCCAGTATCATCAACAATAACCAAGCTATTTTGAATCAATTTACCAGTTGTGGTGTCATAACGGGCAATGGCGTTATCGGTTGCACTTGTTGGCCCGACTACATCGCCAACCTTAGAATCAGCAGAAGTGATGGTGAAATTAGGGTATGTGCCGCTAATTGTGGTTGTCCCAGCACCAGTTAAAGCTACGACTTGATCGGGTGCGGCGTTGGTTACTACGCCAGTCGTGTTGTCATAGCTAATGGCTGTGCCTGCACTAATTGCTGCCCTAGCCCGTGCATCCGTGTAGTAAAGGTTTGTACCTTCGGCAATGTTAGTAGTGGTTAATACGACTGCGCCAATCTGACCGTTTACGCTGGTTACGGTTTCGGTGTTATCCACCTTTTGCCAAATAGACCCATTAAATACTGCCCAATCGCCCACAAGCCAATCAGTAATGCCGTTAAGGTTAGTATTACCAGCAACGCTAACCACATAGTAATAACCCTTAGAACCAACAGAAGAAGTAAGGGTAGGGGTATTAGTGCTTGCATCCCATGTTCCTTGGTAGCTAAGTGCGCCCAATACTGCGGCTGGTAGTTCAGAAACAGGTACTTTACCGCCAGCATCAAGGGTAGCTACACCGTTGGCTGCGCCTTTTTCTGTTGTCGGAATGTAACCAGTAATGGCTACGCCTGACATTGTGCCGCCTGTAATGGCTACATTATTAGCGTTTTGCTCTGCCATCGTACCCAAACCAGTAAGCGTATGGTCTGCGTTCCAATCTGACGGTTCAATAAGTGTTTCATCCCCTGCATCGGGGATTAGCGATACCTTGTTATGCTTGACTGTTATAGCCATTATTGAACCCCAGCAATTTTACCGTCAGGGCCACGAATTACGGTCTTAGGCTGGTTGAGTTTATCAAGCAACATAGACAGCATTTGGGCTAACTGCTGGTTGCTGTTGTACATATTCTCAATTGCAGGTTGTAATGGGTGGTTTTTCATGTCTGAATATCCTAATTGGTCTTGCAAAATGTTAGCCATCTGCACATTATCAGCATAAGCCGCTTCACCAGTATCTAAACCTGACGATATGCGGGTTGTTTCAATCTTAGCAGCGTTGTTAAGGTAAGCCAAAAGCAACTCTTTATTGTTGTTGGTGTCCATCTTAGTCTGCTCAAGTTCCATTTCCATCTGCATTTGCTGACGGTTGCGCTGATCTTCAAGCTGGAATTTAAGCTGATTTTCTTGGGCTTGGAACTCTTGTTTAGCCTTCTCAAGTGCAATTTCACCTTGGATCTTAGATTGCTCGATCTGCTGTTGCATCTGCAATTCAGCTTGTTTGGCCTGCATCTTAGCCTGTTCGATCTGCATGGTCATTTCCATCTTCTGCTGTTCAGGTGATGGTGGCTTTGGTTGACCCTTCATTTGTTCGGCTTGCTGTCTAAACTGGTCGGCTGTTTCGTCAATCAATCCTTCTAAGCCTTTACCAGCCTTAAACGCTGTAACGCCAAACTTGAGCATCTCCATGAGCAATGGGGTAAGTTCAGGTACGCCCTGCGCTACTGGCAATGCGGTCTGCATAAAGCCACTAACTGCGGTTAGGAACTCAACACGGTCTTGCTTTTCCTGCTGCTCATCCTGATAGATCATGGAATCGCTAGTCACTTCGATACGGAAGTTCTTGGCTGGCTCATCCTTCAATAATGCAAGTGCTTGCGGGATAAGTTGTTGATCTTGCGGGCTTAATTGCATTGCACCGCTAATCTTAACGATGGTGTCATCGGTAAAGTGCTGGCAAATAATCTGCGCTTTGATCTGCAATAAGGCGGTAGCAAAGTTCACTACCTCATGCTGCATAGTCTTTAAACGCCCTGAAGCGTTGTTCGACTTAATAATCTGTGCGCCAAGGGTTTCATTCGGATCGGTCTGACCACGCTGAATATCAGCAATACCCATAATCTCGTAAATCTGCCCTTTGACCTGATCCATAGCCTGATAAGCCATCTGCAAGCCTTCAGCGATTGGGCGAATGTCTACAAGGTTAATAGCCCCAGCAAGTCCACCTTTTTCGCTAAATGCTCCGTAATTCTTAACTGGCAGCAATGCGTTGTTCTCGCCTTCGGTAAACAAACGACCAAGTGACGGCTCTGCTGCATCGTATACGCCACGCACTTTAAGGGCATGAATGAAGCCATCAATGCGATCTGCAAGGGTATCTAGCTGACGGGCTTGGTCTTGGTACAGTACAAAGTCAGGTACAGGGATTAGGCTGTCTGTCGTAAGGGTAGAGAACATGGGCTTTGGGCAAGGCCAAAAGTTCTCAAGTTGCAATGGATCGTCACGGGTATCAAGAATCTTGCCCATCGACTTGGAAAGCCAAATTACTTGACCTGAAGATTTATCCCAAATCTCATAAATCAGGGCTTCCCGTGAGCCTTCGCCCATCTTTTCATTAAACGATTTGGATGTATCAGGTTTGGTATCGAGTGGAATACGCCCACCTAATTCTTCACCAAAGCGTTCAACAAGGGCAGGCCGTTCCATATAGACCTTGCGCCATACTGCGGTTACTTCTTCCCATGTACGGGCGGTTGTCAATCCAAAGTCACGCCAATACACATAATCTACGGGAGCGCACTCATACTCAATGCTTTCCTCGTTCTCATAGTAAATACCGCCTTCGGTCTTGGCTTCGTCTGTATCTTCTGTAACTTGTAAGCCATCTTCAGGCACATCTACAGCTTCACCACCTTTAATGCCAACAATATGCGGCTCATAACGAACCCATGCCGTGCCACGCCCACCAAGTAAACGGTCTTGAACCGCCTGCTTCATTGCGCTGGCATAGTCACCATAATGCTCAATTTCGTACTCTAATGCCCGTTCTAGCATCATAGAAGCAACACGACCTACTGGGTCATTGTCCCTAAATCTACGGCTTACATCGGGTCTTGGAAGTCGTGCAAATACCGCTGGGGTAATGGTTTGTACATTGCTCCACAAGATATTGAACTTAGCGTTTGGGTTGTTTCGGCTGCGCTGCTCGTCACGGTATCGCTTAACGATCTTATCGGCACGACCTTCCCATTCCTTAAATGTACGCTCGTACTGGGCGATGCAGTTATACCAATCTTCGTATGTGTGATCCATGTTTATATCCTGCGATTAACTATTTTGGGGGTTTGATTCCATAATTCTTGCAAAGTTACATCCGTTTGACCGACATGAAGTCCTTTAACTCTTGAATCATCGAGGATAGGGCTATCTTCGTCTTTCCATACAAGGCTGAGATAACGGAACGCATCCGCAGAGTGGCTTGTCCAATCGTGCTTCGGGCGATCCCTAAATATCTTTTTATCATCATCCCACTCTCGCTGATATTGACGCAAACATTCAATGCCTTCTTCACATCTATTATCAAACCAACAGCGAGTTAATGCAAGTCGTGTTGCTTGTATTCCGTCTTGTAATGACAGATTTGGAACAATTTTTAGGTGTTTTATGTCAATTTTTGCAGCAATTTGCTCAATTATGCTCTTTCCACCACTTGCTAGTGTTTTTGCTCTAGCGTCATGTGGCAGGTAATGATAGCCATATTTGTACCCAAATTCATCTTCTTTTTGGTTTAGCAGCATGGTGTAAAACGGTATGGCTTGACCATTGGATGAGTGGTGATCGAGTACCCGTATCTCCCCATAAACCACCTGAAACCACCAAATACTTGTGGAATCGTTGAAACCTAAGTCCCAAGCAGTATGGCAGGGGAACATTGGGTCATAGTCTACGGTGGTAATACGCTCAAGATCCGTGATCCTACGCATTTCCTGACCATAGAACGCCCCAAGTATGGCAGCTTCAAAGCTACATAGGAACTCTTGCTCGTACTGGTTGTCTGACATTGTTGCTTGTGCATCTTCCAATTCAGCCAATGGCAGCAAGCCTGACTGGTCTGCCCGTAAGGTCTTTACATACCAATTAGGATTCTTTTGGGCTTCGTTGTATATATCGTAAAAGGCATTATGTCCCTTTGGCGTACCAATAAAGGTAGCCCAGCCTTGGCGATCTGTTAGCAAAGGGCGCACAATCTCGCCCCAAAGCCTTGGCTTCATGTCAGCGTATTCGTCAAGAACTACGCCATCTAGGTAAAGGCCTCTCAAAGCGTCAGGGTTATCAGCACCAAATAAGCGTATTTTTGCCCCATTAACCAGTTCTACCCATAATTCGGATTGGTTAGCCTTCACAATGGCTGGCTCTGCAAACTTTAGAAGATAATCCCAAGCAATGTTCTTAGCCTGTGCGTAGTACGGTGCAATATAAGCGTAACGGGCATCAGGCTTGTTTTCGGTGACTGCCCTGCGAATCGTATCGCATATGGTGGCCACCGTTTTCCCTGCTCTCCTGTGGCAAACCAATACTGCCCAGCGTTGATCCCGTCTATGAAAGTCTAAGAACGCATCCCTAGCCTTGTACGGGTATTCGTACCGTTTTACTAACTCTTTCAATCTAGGAACTTGTGTTCGTGAATGACTTTAACGGGTTGATCCTCGTCACCAGTATGCTCAGTACGGGCTAACTTAGGTAGGTGGTATTCCATGACGCTTTGCAACATACCAAAAGCCTTTTCAGGATTGGGTAAAACAATGAATTTATCCTCATCGTTTCTAACGCCTTCAGCGACCTGTTGTAGCCACTCTTGCATCTTATAGGCGTTACCCTCTACAAACTGTGCAATCGCTTCCCTAGCCATTGCTGTGGACTTGTTGGGGCTACCTTTAGGTCTACCCTTTGGATTATTTGTTTGTTGTTTATTCGGCATATCTTTATCAAGTAGTTGTTAAGATAAGTTAATATTTGGTACAATTATATAACAAACTAAGGAGATTGTAATGACACCCCTTGTAAATGTTGATGTGCCTATGCCAAGATCCATGTTAGATGCTCTTACTCTGCATGAAACATATTGCATAGCTTCAGGTATAAATACTGTTACGCATGAATCTGTGTGTGAATTTCTATCTCAACGCTTTGGCGATCAGGTAGCCAATAAGTTCAAGCCTGAGTATCTGTATTAATAACCTAAGTCACGCAGCATCTTGGCGGTAATGATTCCTGCATAGGGTTTCATCTGCAATGCTCGTAAGTCTGTCTGTGCTGGGGCGGTAGGATTAGCAATACCACGCTCTTTGACTACATTCGGCAGCAATTCAAAAATATTGCGGTCATCCGCTAGAGTTCCCAATCCCTGACCAGCTACACCCCTTGGGTACGATGGGTGTCCTGATCTCATAATCATAGGTTGGTCTGCAAATATTTCGCCCACATTCTGTATGCCGCCTTCTGCTGCATTGATTTGGCGGGGATCAGTTACAGATAATCGAGCCTGTCCAATGTTTAGGCTGCCAGCATCCCTGAAGTCCCTATCCATAATCTGCATGATTGAATCACGGGCGGTCTTGGGTGCGTTTCTGTATTGGTTGACGCTATCTACAGAATCAATGCCTTTCCAGTTAGGAATAATGTCCTTAATTGCAGCATTGAGGGCTTTTTTGTCTGCTTTACCCATAGCGGCTTCGGCATATCCGAGCATACTTTCACCCGTCATATGAGCAAAATCCCCGCTAGTTGGGGCCATTCTCCAAGGTATATACAGCGGATTCTGTCCAGTAACCTCTTTGAGCATTTGGGCGTTTCGCATTATTGGCGATACGGCTTGCTGTGCTGATGCCCATACTTGATTAGGGTTGTTAAACATATAGTCTTGCCCACCGTATAGGTGTACAGGGCGTTTGAACATTACATCATTAACGCCAAGCAAGTCACCGCCAGCAGCGGTACGGTCTGACATACTGGTAATAAATGGTCTACCCTCAAAATCTGCAAGCGATACGGTTGGGGGTGTTGTTCTGTTTAACTGCTCAACTACAGGCTTGGTGCTGGCAATTTTTGCTTGTTCTAGCTTTCTAGGATCAAATCTTGGGTCAAAGTCACCGATGCTTACATTTCTAACAGCGTCAGCCATAGACTTGTTGACTGGCACAATATTTGATATGCCGCCCATCTTGGTAAGGTAATCTTGAGCCATTTCAGCGGCTTTAGGTGCTAACGCTCTAGCTGCTGGGGCTGCGAATGGTGCGCCCATTGATGCTACGGCTATTGGCAATGCTAACGGCTCGCCCTGCTTAAACCCTTTTTCGCTACCGTATTTACGATCACCAACCATTGCGCCTTCAGCAAACCCAGTTTCATTAGGAAGTAGGTTTTTGCCAAACATCTGTGTAAATGCTTGGGGGTTGTACATAAAACGCTGCGCTTCAGTCGGCAGGTTTATGAGCCTGTCCGCACCTTGGCGTAACATTTCTGCCAGCGTAGCCATTACTTAACTTCTTTATCCAAGTCTTTAAGTTTGTTAGCAATAGCGGCTCTACGCTCTAAACGCAAACGCTGTTGTTTCTCTAGTGTAGATTCTTTGTGCTTTTGTAGCAGGGAATCTTCAGGCTTGATCTTTTCTTTTTTAAACATTACATATCCTTCATCTTGTCACGAATCATGTCTTTACGGCTTTGTGGCTTGGCAGTCTTAGCAGCATCCTTATAGTCTTGTGCGCTTGGGCGGCCTGCATCACCTTTTTTAGCCATCTTTTCGCCCGATCCAGCTTTAATGCGCTCTCGTTTGGCGTGAATATTTGCGTATAGTCCGTTTTTCATTAGCATTTCCACCTTGCTCTTGCTGCCTTGCCTCGTTCCCCAGTCCATCCTGCTGACCTTGCACAAAAGCTATCGTGCCTTGGGCCATTAGATTGGGGTGCTTGTAAGTTACTGCCGTTCTTGGCGTTGTAGGCTTTGCGGCCTGCTTCGGTCATGCCTGCGCCTTCTTCTACTGATTGGTAATGACGGCCTTTGCCTTTAGTTGTCTTGGCAATAGGCTTATCGTGCTTTTCTACTGCGGCACGAATGTCATCCCTGCGTGTCATTTATCACGCTCACCCAAGAAACGACCATAGGCTTCTTCTAACTTGGCTTTACGCTCACCCTTGGCGTTGTCACGCTCAACATTGAGTGCAATGGCTACGGCTTGTTTCTTAGGTTTGCCAGCCTTCATTTCGGCTTTGATGTTTTTGCCGACTGATTCTTTTGATCCTGATTTATCTAATGGCATGATTAGGCCTTAAATTTGAGTAAGTAAATGGTGGTGTCAATCTCTTGAGCAATGTTGTCAATCAATTGAACGATCTCGGAATCCATTGGCAGGTCTGATCGTGCTTCTTTTACAAAACGCTGCAATGATTGCATATAAGCCAAAGGCTCTTTAGGCATATGGTATGTGGCTGGGAAGTCGGTAATTTGACCGTAAATGCCAAAATAAGTTTCGGCTAGGGCATCAGTATGTTCAATGATGTTTTCGTAAAACTTGCCTAAAGCCTTGTGTTTAGCATAAGACTTGGTGGCCCAATGGAAAAAATGAGTGTTTGTGCCTGAGTGCAACATGGTTGCAAGAAACAACGCCATTGATTTTTCCATAATCTCACCTAAAAGTAGGGCCATATGCCCATGAAACTGCTGAATATCGCACTCCATCAGTCACAGGGATCACTCTATGCTGTAAAAATGATGGAAAAACCACTATATCTCCCTGTGATTTTAATACATTTTCACCCTTATTTGATTCTATTTCAAGACCCCCGCCTTCAAAATTATCATTTAACAAAATGCTAATGGATAGTTTGCGTTGTTCGTTATTTACAGGCTCTTTAGAATCTATGTGCCAGTCGTAATGACCGCCTTGACTGTATTCCGACATTTGCACCCGTTCTATTCTGCGTATGTCGTAACCCCAGTTTTTATTAGCATCAAGAATATATGACTGGATTACGCAGCCAATAGGGGATAACAGTTCTTCCCAGTAAATATTGGTAATCCGTGTTTTTAGGTCTATTTCATGGCTATTTCGGTTTACTTTGGCAATTTCAGACTTTTTCCAATCAATAGATTGAATTACATATTTACAAAACTCAGGGCTTAGTGCTTTTTCGTAAAGCTGGTAATAGGTATTAAGCATCTAAAACTTCAATCATTACTAAGCAGCCACCGCCTTTTTTTATTTCGCCCCGTTCGATAACCAAAACATCAATTTGTTCGTCATCGTCAAATACCCCAGCATCACCCCAAGCATCCCATAAAGCCTTAATGCGGTTGTCAATATCTTGCTTTCTGCGATCACGGGGGTATAGCACCACCTTCATCTCTAGCCGTGCATTACCTAGTTTTGGCACTTTGTACTCAACCACATAATCGCTTACTTGGGCTTTAAACTCTTTGCCAGCCTTGCTTATACCCATCCTGTTACGGAATATGGTGCGGTAGCTGTTTACGCTGGGCGGCAGGGGTAAGTTAAGTACGATCATCCTAATAACTCAAATGTCTTAGCGAGTAATGATTCTTCAGTAATGCCATATTCTCTTTCAAATCGCTTACGCCCCATTCCGTGAATACTGGTATTCGATCCTCTATGGTGGAAAGGGCATAAGGGGATAACAGGGGCATCACTTCGTCTACCAGTTCTTCTAATGTGATGGAGTTCCGCTGGAGTTCCCTCAGAGCCGAGATGCCTACATAATGAGCATCCCAGTTCAGCAATTTTTCGGAAGGTTTCTTTTTCGGCTTTTGTGGGCATTTAGGTGTTGGCATTGTCTACGCTGCGTTGTTCTAGTTTTTCTGCTGATTCTGCAATATCTACAGCAATCTCCATCATAAGCACTTTGTCATTGTTAGCTAGTGCGGTTTCGTACATCTTGGTTAATGTTTTTAGTATTAGCAATTCTTCAGTTAGGTTAATCATCGTGTCATCTTTTCTAAGTTACGGTTGCTGGCCTGTTCTGTGCGCCATGCGTCAAAGCGCATTGTAGCGGCTGTGATCTGCCATTTGAGGGTTTCTGCATCTTCTGTGGCCTTGCCAATTGCTTTGCATAAATCTTGATATTCTTGACTAGCATAGGCTTCACGCTCTTGACCGCCAAGGCTTTGCTCACTAGACTTTTTCATCATAATGGCTTTAAGGCTAGACTTAAACGCTTCAAGCTGGGCCAGTTGACCCTTGGCTTCAGCGTACTTGGGTGCGTGTGTGTATATGTAGTTGATTGCTTCGTGTGGATCGTATTCCATTATTTACCTAGCTTTCTTTTAATTTCTCGTTTCATTTCATCTTCAACATCAGGGTATTGGGCAAGCAATCTAACGACTTCATCCCACCCCCTGCGCTTTGCGACCCCGATATACCAACTAGAAAGGTAATCAAGCCTGTTCTTCCAATTGCTTGATTCTTTGGCTGATCCTTGCCCGCCATTGCTGCCAACCTTCTCCTGCATACGCTTGTACTCCTAATTCTTGGGCTTTTGCTTTGGTTAGTTCCTCGCTGGAATACCAAGGCAATTCGGGTTTTTTAATCTTTTTTACTTCCATATCTAATTCATCTTCCCAGCGACCCTGATTTAGCCAAGTGGCGGGATGTGGAATAAAGTCTTTTTCGGTCTGCTTTAGCTTCCAGTATTCAAGGTGCGTAGAAAGGGCTGCAAACGCATCTTCCTGCTCTTGACGGGTTAGCCTGTCCCATGACTTCTCGGCTGCCCTGCGCCCCTGTTTTCTAGGATAAAGGGCATAAAAATCAGCAAAGTTCATTTAGTTACCTTTTTAGCGTAGCGTGGAATGTTAATGCGCTCAAAACAAGCAGTACATTTCCAGCGGTTTATCTTGCCAGCTTTAATCATCTTGCCGTAGTCTGCTGGGCGCATAACCTGACAGCTAGTGCAATATCGTTTTTCAGTCATGGTTTACCCAAAAGTAAAGAATCCCAGCCAATACCATCAGGGTCGCAAATATAGAAAATACCCCGATGGCAAAAACAATCATTATGGTTTCAATCATTGCAACACCCGTATGCTGGGTGGGCTTGGGGGTGCCATAGGCACGGTATACATAGGAACGCCAATGGCTGCGCCCTGTGGTGTTACGATTTGGTTGGGGTAAACCGTCAATGGTTGCCCAACGGTATTGCCTTGCGGGTTTACTACATTAACCGTACTGCCGTTTTGCTGGATGTAGCCAGTAACTTGACCCTGTGGGTTTGTAATCACATAGGTTTGGGCGTGGGCAGGTACGCCATAGGCAAACATCGCACCAATAATTGCACCTAATATGCAAGCACCTAATAAGTCTTTCATGTCTATCTCACCTTTAAAGGTAGCCCCCGTAGGGGCTGGTTAATTAATTAATTGCTACTACTTCGATTGTTAGTGCTTTGTTTTTACCTGTTTGGCTTGCAGCTTTACGAGCCAATTCTTCAGTAGAAGCAAAGCCTGTAAATTCTTGGTAAATGTTTACTGAGCGATAAGCATAAGCTAATGGCTTGATTGTGTTACGGCTGATTGTTTGACCGTTTGAGAATGTTGCTGTAATTTTCATTTTGTTTCCTATCTCACTTTTTGTTGAAGTGAAACCAGTATAAGTTAAGTTATCTTAACAATGCAACATTTATTTTATAGGTAGTTTCCCTAGTGTTGTTTTTTTACTCATAGTTTGCCCAAAGGTGATAGCACCCCATCCATTCAAGAAGTTGATCTTGAACTAATGCTCCCGAAGGTAGTGTTCATTCGATACAAGGTTGTCTATCACCATTGTCCTTGTAACTTGTGTAGTACCCACTCAACTCTACGGGGCTTGCTGTCAGGTGTAAACCAGCCCATGTTCTATTCCACGCCACCCATTTAGGTGCTTAATTTCGTTTGGAGTACGAATGGGGAATAGGCAATAAAAAAGGGCTTTAGGGGTGGCTTTGTGCTAGAACGGCTTAAGAAATGCCTCTTATCTCATTTCCTAAACCCACAAAATCACCTCTAAAACCCTTACTTATCGAGTGTTCTAGTCCTCAATAATTTAATTCTACTACAACTTATTCCAGTTCAGGCCAAATTAATTTATGGTTGTGTGGAAATAAGGTTTTACGGGTAATTAGCCCGTGCGATTCTTTTTCTAATGTTGCAGCCAAAATCACCAGCTTATCCATTGGTATCTCACCGTTTTGCCACATAGATACTGCTGGCACAGATACCCCTACCATCTTGGATATACGGGTAGGGCCACCAAGTAATTTGATAATTGCTGTTGCGTTCATGTAAGGTATCTTAACAAATAAACAACACTTTTGCAAATAAACCCTTGACTATTGATTTAAGTTAGCTTAATATTCATTTACGGTATGTGCCGTGATAACTACCCAATCGGGTGAGAAAGAGTAAAAAATGAGTGATTATGACCAGCAGTTAGCCGATCAAGTTCAGATGGAGTTTGAACTAGAAGAAGCGTTCAAAGACTTGGAAGATGGTGTATTTCTTACCGAGCGTCAAATAAGCCTACTACGCCATTGCTGTGGCTTTCCTGTAAAACACAAACCAAACCAAGTTCTCAAAGCCGTATTCGATGACTTCGGTACAACCTTTGGAGCAAACAAATGATTATTACTGATACCCAAAAAGATTTTAAGATTGCCCCTGCTGGCAACCACATTGCCCGCCTGTATTCCATTATTGACCTAGGCCATCAGGCTACAGAATGGAAAGGCGAAACCAAAATCATGCACAAGGTCGTATTTACTTGGGAATTGCATGGCGATGACGATGCTGGTGAGCCACTCAAGACCGATGACGGTAAGCCATTAATCGTATCTAAACGCTATACGGTTAGCCTTGGGGATCAGGCCCGTTTGCGTCAAGACCTAGAAGCATGGTCAGGTAAAAAGATGACTGCGGAAGATCGCAAGAACTTTGACCTTAAAGGCTTGCTGGGTAAGTTCTGCATGGTAAACATTACGCATAGTGAAGATGGCAAATACGCCAACATTAGCGGCATTAGCCCCGTACCGTCTGCCCTGCGTAGCGCACAACCCGAAGGCATCAACCCGACCAAAATGTTTT